GCCTTACATTTAAAGCCCGTAGAAAGACGTGATGTTATCGCGACGTATAATAAAATTCCAATATCAAGTTTATCCGATGATCTTCAACATCAATTTTTGGTTGGATACGGGTTTCGTGCTAAGCATAAGGTAACATTAGGAGCCTGTATCGTCGAATCTCCTAAGTATCTCGAGAAAGTAGGTTGTTTGATTGCCAAACACAAATCCTCCAACTTACTACAAGATTATTTGGTCGCCCAAACGATCATGGGGTTGGGTGGGTATGCCGTGAAGTCGTTCCAGAAACTATTTTTTGACTTTTTTAATCATACGTTACGTGGTCAGGTGAAACAAAAACCATTGTGGCGTAGGAAGGTGGCGATCGTCTCGTCTTTGGCTGGGGATAACTTAGGCGAGGCGTATAGGAAAAAATACTTTACCCGAAAAGATAAGGCAGCCGTAGTTCGTATGATTCGTAAGATAAAAGAACAACTGTCTAGGTCTATCGAAACATCCTCTTGGATGCAAACTCCGACGAAAAAGAAGGCACTTGAGAAGCTACGTTGGATGAAGATGAAGATCGGGTATTCGTCGAAACCAAAATTAATTAAATCAAGTGATGTGAAGGAGTCGTTACTACGTACGGTCCTACATTTGCACAAAAAGGAACATCTTAGGATGATGGGTCGATTGCTTCGAAAGAAACCAGTGGAGAATAAATGGTATATGCATTGCTATGAGGTGAATGCCTACTATTCTCCACAGGATAACGAGATTGTCTTCCCGGCTGGGATTCTCCAAGCACCTTATTATGATAAAGATCAATCCGATGCCCAAAATTATGCAGGCATTGGGGCGATCGTTGGACATGAGATCACCCATGGATTCGATGATCAAGGGTGTCGTTTTGACGCAGAGGGGGTGATGAACAATTGGTGGACGGATATTGATTTCAAGAAATATGAGGCTAAGACTAAGCTAATTGAACGACAGTTTGATCAGTATGCTGTTGGGGGTATTGAGGTGAATGGATCTCTGACTCTTGGAGAAAATATTGCCGATATTGGGGGATTTGTACTTGCCTACCGTGCGACGAAACTAAGTGATGATGAGAAGAGGGAATTCATGGAACACTGGGCCTTGATTTGGAGAAATAAAAGAACCACCCAATCCTTAGAAGAGCAACTGTTGACCGACCCCCATTCCCCAGGCGAAGTTCGAGTCAACGGGGTGTTGAGCACAATACCCGACTTTTACAAACTATATAGTATTACGGAAAAGGATGCCATGTATTTACCTGAAAAAAAAAGAAGCAGTGTTTGGTAGCTATATGGTATGGTAGCTAATCCTTAGTTAAGGCGTTGATCGCTTCCAACGTTTTATTACATTTATTCATCATTAGTTGTAGCTCATCACACACACCTTCCGATTTCCTAATCATTGAATCACATTTTTGTTCTAAATTGGTTGCAATAGAATTTGTAGATTTCTTACATTTATCAATATGGCACATCGTATCACCAAGATGACTATTGAGATAAATTATCTTTTTTTCTAAAGTTTTTAAAGTATTTGATGGCATCGTGAGATTAAATTCCTATTGTCAATCCTGAACATAATCTGAATATTATTATTATTTTTCATTTTTTTAACATTCGACTCATTATTGTATATTTTGGCGTTTCATTAAACGTTTCATACGTTTCTGATGCTTCAGCGTTTGGTGGCGCATATTCCGATCCTTTTTCTTCTTCTTTTTCTTCTCAATTTCTACAAGACGAGGTCCTCTACCAACATTGAGTGGAATCTCGCGTACCGGATTAGCTGGTATCGGTGGGATCACTGGATTTTCTAAATCTATGTAGGGTGCATCGATATTAATCCTTTTCAGTTGTTCGACAAAACCTGGATTAGGGTTTACGGTGGGTCTGATAGATTTGATTCTATCGATCGCATCTTCAACACGGAGACCATGGCGTTTCATAATATAAGATGCTCCAATAGTGGCACTCCGTGACCTCCCAGCCATACAATGAATCAACACACCCTCATTTTTATCAACAGCTTGTTTGATGAAATCAAAGCATCTCGTAAACACTGGTTCTAATCGCACACCGGGGGTGTCTAGTGCGTGGATAACCATGTATTCAAAATCATCGGGGAATGGGGGGTTGTATCCAGCAAGGATCGATACGATGTGAGTGATATTATGAGCCTTTAAACTTGCTTTGTCATACGAAGCAACATTGCTTCCAATCCATACATTCTCATCAATTTGACTTGCCTCAAACCCCCCAGTACTTGGAACAAAGTACCGTACAACACCCCGAACTCGGTTTAGAAAAGAGTAGCCGTAATAGGTGGTAGACAAAGAATCGTGATCTGGATAAATGCTTGATGATGAAGTCATATACAAGTGACAAAAATAAATAACCATCGGGTAAATTATAAATGCGTTGCTTTCTTTTTACCGCGATTTCTACAACTCTTTGTACTACACCCAGCCCGAAACGAATCAAAGAGATCGATCAATTCACGTTTCTTCAATGTATTGATTCGTTTGATCGGATACTTACTAAACCACTTGATCAAACTACTTCGTGATTTTAAGCTACCTTCTATTGGATTCTCTTTATGATACGCTTTTAAAATACGTCGCACCGATCGAACGGGGTAGGTTCGACTCAAAGCTTGGAAGAACGATGCATACTGTTTCGACAACTCCTTGGATGGATTCGTAGAAGGATAGTTGAACACTACGCAACCAATAAACAAGTACCCAAGATCATCACAATTCGTAGATTCTAATCTTTGGTTCAACGTTTGATACCGTTTTTGAACAGATTGATAGGAAGATGCCCTACGAACTACATATCCTTGTTTCTCCAACTTTAGATTAACCTTATTGTGTATACGATACATGGTTTTAGAAAAATCATCACAATCCATGTTTAAACCAAGCTGTTTCTCGTAAATTGCAAACGAATCACGACAGTACACACAGGGTAGTATTTTATGAAGAGTCTTCGTAAGTTTTATTTTCCATCGCAATGTTGTGGTCGTATCTTCGGCAATCGAATGCAGTAGTTTCCATCCACCAGGGCCCCAAATTCGTGTATCCATATAAATAGCAATAAAAAAATGAATCATATGCCTACGAATCACCATAGCTACGATACGAATCACCATAGCTACGATACGAATCACCATAGCTACGATACGAATCACCATAGCTACGATACGAAACACCATAGCTACGAACAACCTAACTGTATATTATGGATAATAGCGATAATTGCATACCAATCAGTGAAGATAATCCTTCATACTCATTATCTGGGATGCTGTATTCTGAGGGTGTTCATTCTAAAACTATTGCAAATATATGCAATGCATATATTATTGAACATTTTAGTAAAATGAAAGAAATCACGATTGATAAGATCAATGCCTTGTTTCAGAATCTTGACAAAGAGCTAATAATAAACGATATATCGTCTTATAGTGGTTGTTGCTTATCAATGAGTGTTCATGATAAATTAGCTGAAACTATGTTTATGATTAACATTGGCGGGAAGACACAAACGGCTGTGATGAATAAAGACAATCAAATTGTCTATCAAACAAAACCACATTTGAACAAAGCAAAGATGGTTTGCAAATTTCCCAGCGAGGGATTTCAAATTGTTGATGATCCTATGTATGGACGAGTTGTTCGATACGATGCTGATACGAATCAGGTGCGGTATAATTGTGGGGTTCGGTTGGAACAAACATCCATATTAGGATACTCGAAGATAAAGGAAAAGGTAAATCTCCTTAAGATTACGGTAGATAAGATTGATGTCTACCCAACCAGTTTATCGGCCACATCTGGTTTCTGGGATGTTGTGTCTTTGGAAGATGATTATAAAAAATTTCGTACTTTAAAACGACTTTTAAAACATGTGTTTACTATGTGGAATAAAAAGAAATGGCGAGTGGTTGATAAGAATGGGCTAGTCCAGGAAGAAAAACATAAAATACCCCAACACTACCATCTACCCATTTGCGTGGTCCTGAGGACAAACGCTCGTTAGGCCAAGTAATCGACCTCACAACCTGAATGTTTTAAATACCAAGTACCATCGTAATACATTAAATCAACACACTGTCCTGCCTCGGAGAAGCCGATTTGTACGATAGATTGATTAATCAAAATATCACCATCCTCAAATATGAATTTGATCTTACCCTTAAAACCACGTTTCGCTACAAAGGTTCTTTGATTTATTTTATTCTTAATATCATTATTAATTTTAATCATAACCACCGCATCTACATCTTCAGATGATGCTGTAAAGAATACAACCCCCTCCTCTCCTTCCAATACTACTGTGGTGTCCTGATCAATTTCAATATCAACAGCAGCAGTATTGGTATTGTCGACACCTTTCGATCCACCTACTACTGTCAAGATGCCATCAATAACTACATCGTTTTGAAACTCGATCGTCTTTCTCCCGTTGATGAAAACATGATCTGCGTCTATGTAACAAGTATCATCAATCACGGAGAAAGATGCAGTACTCGCAGAACATTCCATGTCACCCACAACACTCAACTTAGAGGTATTGAGTTCTTCTACTCTCTCTTCTACAGACTCACCTCCTATGCACAAGGGGTTCCCCGTCCTACCCTTAATACTTCCACCCAAAATTCGAACATTATTCTGAAACAATACCATTACTACTTACTACTTACTACTTACTATCGTATGGTATAATATTAATCTATTTTTTTAATGTCAAACTTAGTACAAAAATAAAAAAATCAAACAATTAAAACGTAATGATATGATGTCTTGCTTCATTTTCTAATAAGGCGTCCTTCATATCTTCCAGAAATTTGGAATCATAATTATTTCGTACAACATGGTCGAACAAACGGTCGGGTAAGGATTGTTCTGAAATATGTTGATCGGTTGTAGTTCGATCGGTTGTTATCTTAACCACACAACTATCCGTGTACGACTTCACAAAATTAATCTCGTTCAGGAAACGTAAATCTCCAATCAATACTGTATTATGGGGAGCACTTCTAATCCTCTCAGCCATGATGCGTAACCATATTAGTGGATCCTTGGCACGAAATATATCCGTGCCCACGAATTGCATACAATATCTCCCACTAAAGCCAAGCTCAGGCACAATCACCTCCTTTTCTTCCTGTGTCCCCCACAAATTCTTATGCTCTAAAACTGGGAATAATTTCAAACACAACTCCTTTAATGGATCTGCGAAATTTAAAACTGTTGCATTTTCTCCAAAATGCGTAACCGCAAAAGTTTTACCACTCCCCGCTGCCCCACACATCGCAACGACTGTTTTATTTGTATCAAACTCAATAGATTGATTCGCATATCGTTTCAATAAAGCTTCGATCTTACGAACAACCTCTGGATTAGTGGGAAAATCAGAATGCATCACCGTAATACTATTTTATTAGATTACATAGGACTACGAAATATTATAATTTATTTCATATTTTTATAATACTCTGATATTTATTTTTATATATTAAAAAAAAGTTTTCCATTTTTGATTGGTTGTTTGTAATTTATCGATAATTTCTGAATAAAATTTTTCCTTCTTTGGTATCACCGAAATTTCATTTACTAAATAAACAGTCCACATCACTAAATCTAAAAAACCATCCTCATCGTGGGAAATCGTCGAACAGTTTTTCAATAATTCCCGAAAGCCATCCAATAGGATATCAATATCAACTGGTTGGTGTTTGTTATTCAAAAGAAGTTCAATTTCATTAATTTGGTTCATTCGAGTTCTTGTGTATGAATAAGTTCCATTGATTAGCAAGTAGTTTTCATTTTTTCCCAAAACATAAACTCATCAAACAAAGTATCGAAACTCTCAATATCCAAACATCGATTTCTTTTCAATTCCAAGTAATTCATCACCTCCACCATTATTTTTTGATACAACAATGCTTTGTGTAGGAGGGTTTTGTGTTGGAGGGTCGTCGCATCTCCCATTTCGTCCAACGTATGGTTGTGAAGTAGTTTGATCTCACTTTCGGTGAAATCGTAATTATCTAGAATAATATCCCTAGTAATCAACTTGATAGTATCCACATCATTATGATCGTCTTGGTATTTATCTACATAAACTTCATGTGTCCTAAAGTCGCGCAAAACACACTCTCTATCTGCCATTGTTAGATAGTACTTCAATGGACTACGACACGCATTAACAATCCGTCCAATCGTATTGTTCGTTGAGCCGTAGGTTGTGTACTCCTTCAGATTACTCAACCTATAACTACCAAAACAGTGTCTCCAAGGGTGAGTGGATGTTAGGAATTCTAAGTTTGCATTCACACCCTTGTAGTTGTCCATAGTTTCCTTAAGCACACGGTCTCGACGATACGATATTGGTATTTTATTTCTTTTAACGTATTGAATTGCCTTTTTTAAATTGTAGATCCCCCTCCCCCTTCCTTGAGGCAACGTAATCATATCGGTACCTAAATGGATACAACACAACAACAGCATCTCGTAGTCGATCGAATACTTATCTTGGATCATTTGTTTATCAACATACTTAATCGTGATCGTCTGATCATCATGAATCTCCATCGTGTTGATGAGTAGTAGGCCACATCCTTTTTTATTAAGTACCAAATCTGAATCATTGCTAAGGATACGATCAACCCCTGGATAAAATGGTAGGGTATTATCCGCCTCGCCAAAACATCCCACAACCTCAATATCGTGCCTACGAAGAACGTTTGTGAACCAGGATACGAAGAGG